CGGCGTTCGCGGTAGACCCCCAGTTAGCCCGGGGGGACAGACCATGTCTGTCAGCCAAGTCTCTACTTCGGTAGAGGTAGGGTGAGGTCGATTTACGTCGACCAGGGCCCCTAAGAGATTCTTTAAGTCTACTCTCTAAAAGACTTTGTGCGAAGTGATTGGTAGTTACTCTCGAAGAGGCCATGATCGCACGCCGGCTCTGCCATCTAGTGATAGGGAGACTTCGGTCGACCATGGAAAACCTACACTAGGCGTTGGCCGGAAGGCCCGTTGACTACGTAAAGTCACCTTAGTCATGATCACAATAAGTTCTATTAGATTCTTCAGATAACGCTCCAAAAGCGATTGACGATGACGAAATCTAAATTGAGATCACGGCCTGCGAAATTAAACCGCGGGTGTCGTGTCTACCAGTCCAGGACCCAAGAGCTCGTAAGAGCTGCGATAAAAAGCTGGTCCTTAATATCTGGCATTTCCGTAGATTATAAGTTTCCTACGGGCGACTGTTCGTCGCTTGCCAGGTTCGTCAAGTCCCTATTGTCTCGTGAAGTATCCGATAATCCGTCGTTACAGATGGGCTATCAGTCAATAAAAAAATTACTTCCGGATTCCTGCCGCTGTATGGAATCGGGCATGCTTGACGATTTGGTGGAAAGGTTAAGTCACGAGCCCCTCATTCTTCCTGATGGGTACTTAGACTTCGTATCTGAGCAGGTCCATCTCTTGTTTCCAAAAGGATGGGACTCTGCATACGAAGGTCACTGTCTCGTTACAGTGCCGCCTCTCTCCTCAGCCATTGGCTGCCCTCGGTCTACTGGTGGTAGCCTTGGGGGGAGTGAGGTTCTGGGGGGACAAGCTCAGTTTCTTGACCACGTCCTGCATGGACGTGGGAAGCTTTGTCCTTCGTACCGCGGTCAAATGCTGGTTGTACAGTCCGCCGGAAAGCCACGTCCTCTATCGAAATTTCCGATAGAGTCGTTATATTTAAAACCGTGTCATAAATCGATTTACGATCGATTGTCACGCTTTACGTGGCTTCTCCGGGGCTCGCCTGGTGAGGAACGGCTACAACGGGCCGGGTTTAAACCCTGGCGGGGCCGATTGGTGTCGGGAGATTATAAGTCCGCGACGGACTACTTGCCGATTGAGGTTATGGAGAGGGCTCTCTCTGCTATGTTTGACAATGCTACGTTCATACCGAAGAACGTCCAAGAATTAGCAATGAGAGCCTGCCGTCCTATACTCTTTTCGGAAGATTGTTCTTTCGAGATACGGCGTGGGCAGATGATGGGATCGCTCCTGTCGTTCCCGATGTTGTGTCTTCAGAACTATCTTGCTTTTAAGTGGTCCCTTCGCGAGGTCGACATCAAGAGGTTCGTCCCTGTCTTAATTAACGGTGACGACATCCTATATCAAAGTCCTTTCGATGGATTTGATCAAGTATGGAGGATGGTCGTCGGCAGGGTCGGTTTGGTAGTTGAAGAGTCTAAGACTTCCGTGTCTGGGCTATACGGTTCGATAAATTCGACACTCCTGGAGTGGGAGTGTGGCCGTTTAGTTCCAGTGTGGACGCCTCGTTTTGGTATGTTCCGAAGGCCCGATGATTTTTCATCGCTAGGAAAAACTTTTGAATCTTTCCTTTTCAATTGTCCTTCGGAACACCGCTATACTGCCGGGCGGGAGTTTTTCAAGTGGCACCTTGGGACCCTTAGGTCCCTTGGTGTCTCTTTAACTTCCGTCGGTTTTCGCGGTCTCCTTGCGAGGCGTCTGGCGGGGTCTTTTTCCCTCCTGGGTTTCGAGCATCACGACTGTCCGAGATATCCATTGTCGCACGACTGTGGGCTTCCTGAGGGCTTTGCCTCTCAGGTGCCTGAGTCGTCGACGGATTCGGAACTTCGTTTTGCTTCGGCGGTTGAGACGGCGGCCATGGTCTGGGCGCGCCGTTTCAGGCCGGTCGAAAGAGAGTCACTTGCGATACGGTATTGCTTAAAGCTTACCGCGTTGAAGAATAGGAGACGCAAGTGGCTTTTCGTTCCGGACTTCGATGTGCTCGATACCGGCTACGGTTGCTTTTTATCTAGGGAGTCTCGAAGGGCTCGTGATAGGAAGGCGTGGTTGGCTCCTCGTTTTACCGAGTCGTTAGTAAATATTGCCAATTGCGTGTTAGAATCTTCTTTTTCGTTTGAGATTCTTCCTTCCTATTACCTTGAAAATCCTCCTGAAGTCTGCACTTGTTCGAAAGGGTGCAAGAACTGTCAGGAAGTTGCCAAGACAGCTTTCCTAGGCGGGTAGCGGCGCCCGCGTGCGGAGACCCCTCTGCATGCCCGTTAGGCATGAGGGGCGATTTGAGTCCGCTCAGTTGTTCGTAGGGGACAGCGGTCCTTGCTAGATAGCGTTCCCGTGGGGGACGGTCCCAGCCGCTCGACGATGCTGGTTAACTCCCGACCACGTGCGGAGCTTGTGTAAGCTTAGCGCCCGATTCCCTATGAAGAAAAGTAGGGGGCGAACAACTGTTGTGGCTTAAGAGGTACGCGGTATCCCTCTTAAGTTTGCTGTGTACGGCGGCACCTTTCGTCGCTTTCGCGACCGGGCATTTAAGCCCGAGGCCGTCTTCTGTTAGGGTCCACCTCTTTCGAGAGTGCAGACCGCCGTTTCAGCAGGCTCAATGACCTCCTCA